GGGCGGCCCAGTGGTGTGCCGACAACGGCATCGAGACCCGAGCGCTTCAGACCACGAGCAACAACCTCGGCGGGTTCTTGGTCCCCGAGCAGATGGAAACCGCAATCATCGATCTGCGGGAAGAGCGCGGGGTTGCCCGTCGGGTGCTGCGGATTCGTCCGATGGCCTCCGATACCCTCATTGTCCCGCGTCGGCAGTCTGGAGTCACCGCGTATTTCGTGTCGGAGAATGCCGAGATCACGGCCAGCGACAAGGGTTGGGACACGGTCAGTCTCACGGCCCGCAAGCTGGCTGTCTTGACCAAGTACTCCAGCGAGTTGAATGAGGATTCGGTGATCTCGATTGCCGACGATCTGGCCCAAGAAATCGCCTACGCATTCGCCGACAAAGAGGATGAATGCCTCTTCAACGGTGACGGCACGTCGACTTACGGTGGGATCGTTGGCCTGAAGAACGCCCTGGGCGACGGCAGCGAAGTCACTGCCATCACCGGCAACACCGCGTTTTCGACCCTCGATCTTGAGGATTTCGAAGCGATGGTCGGCAAGCTGCCTCAGTTCGCCGTCAACGGGGCGCGGTGGTACATTAGCCGGGTGGGTTGGGCGAACTCCATGCTGCGGCTGGCCGAAGCGGCTGGCGGTAACACGGTCGCCCAGATCGCTGGCGGTGCTCCCCTGCAATTCCTCGGGTTCCCGGTGGAAATCGTGCAGGTGATGAACTCCACGACCACGGCCCAGACCTCGACCGACGGTATTGCCTACCTAGGCAATCTCGATCTTGCGGCCTCGATGGGTTCACGGCGTGGCATCTCGATCGCCGTGGATGGGAGCCGATATTTCGAATTCGATCAACTCGCGATCCGTGGCACCGAGCGTTTTGATATCAACGTGCATGAAAAGGGGACCGCCACGGTGGCCGGCCCGGTGATCATGCTGAAGACCCCCGCATCGTAAGGAGCCTGATTCATGATTCATGCACAGAATACCAAGTGGGTGTCAGTCACTCCCCCGGCTGCCATCGTCGACAATGCCAGTCTGACCACGGCGAGCATCGACACGCTGGGTTACGAATACCTGGAAGTGTTCGTTTACCTTGGGGCCACCGACATTGCAATGACTGCCCTGAAGCTCCAGGAGTCGGACACCGACGGCAGCTACGCGGATGTTACCGGCCTGGTCTACGGCACGTCGGTAAGCATCGCGGGCACCACTGCGGCCCTGCCGATTGCCACCGACGACAACAAGTGCTTTAAATTCGAGGTCGATTTGCGAGGTCGCAAACGCTACTTCGACCTGGTGGCGACCATTGGCGACGGAGCGGCCGGAACCTTTGCGGCCGCGTTCGCGCTGCTGTCGCGGGCGACGGACACCCCGGTCACTGCGGCCGAGCGTGGGTTTGGAAACATCGTGAGGCTGCCCACCTGATGCGAGTGGAACTCCTCACAACTTGGAACGGATTCCGAGCGGGGAAAACGATCAGCCCGTCTGATGGGGTGGCAAACCTCCTCATCAGGCGGAAGATCGCCAAGCCCGCATTGGAAGAAATCGAACAGGCGACGGCTGTCCCGCATTACGAGCGGGCAGTGCGTCGCCAGAGCAGGGGACGTTGAGCCATGCCGTGGGACCGTGCGAGACCGTTGGAGTCAATGCAGAGCGTGCGATCGTCGTTGCGCGTGAGCGTTCAACCGACGGTCGAGCCGGTCAGCGTGGCCGAACTGAAAGAACACGCGAGGATTGACCATGGACACGAAGACGAGCGTCTTGCCGGGCTGATCAAGACGGCCAGGATCATGGTCGAGAAGGACACGCGGCGCAAACTCTGCACGCAGACCGTGGTCTGCAATCTCGACTACCTGCCCACGTACATCGTGCCGGAGGTGCTGCCGATCCAGAGCCTCACGTCGATCACCTACTACGACGCGAACAACACGCTGCAGACTCTGGCCTCGGCGACCTACGAGGCGGATCTGTACGCTGAGCCGATCCTCATTCGGCCCGCGTTTGGGCAGACATGGCCCACGACCTATGACCGGTTCAACGCCGTCGCTGTGACAATGCAGGCGGGATACGGCGCTGCCTCGGCCGTACCGGACGACGCGAAGCAAGCGATCCTCCTTTTGGCCAGTCACTGGATTGAGAACCGCGAAGCTGTTCTGTCCGGCACAATCTCGAAGGAAATCGAACTCTCTTACACCGCCCTCACTGATCGGCTGAAGTGGGGGAACTACGCATGAGGGCGGGAAAACTCTCAAAGCGGGTCGAGGTGCAAAGGCTGTCTGCCTCTGTCAACAGTGCTGGCCAGATCGACGAAACGACAGCGGGGAACTGGGTCACGTTCGCCGTGCGGTGGTGCGAGATGGCCACCAGGGGAAGCCGAGAGTTTTTCCGTGGGGTGGAAGTCGCGGCGGACATCACGCATCAAATCACGATGAGATCAGACCCGCAGAGCAAGGCGTTCACGGTCAAGCAACGGCTGAAGATGGGCGACAGGATTTTGAACATCAGCGGCCCCCCTCTGGACGTGGACGAGGGAGACGAGATGGTGCGGTTTCCTGCCGTGGAGGTGGCGCAGGATGGCTGAGCCGACACGAGCCCAGAAGATTGCCGGACGCAAAGCGAAAGCTGTCAAGACGCTTGCCGGGCTGAAGGCGACCACCTTTAAACTGACTGGAGATAAGCAACTGCTGAAGGCCTTGAACAGCGTTCGGGACTCGGTGGCCCGTAATGCGATGAAGACCGCGATCACCAAGGCGGCCCGATTGTTGGCCAAAGAGATGAAGAACGCTGTCCCGGTGCAATACAAGGGCAGCAAGGTGCTGTTTGGATCGCGGATGCAGCGCGTGAAGTCTGGGGAATTCGCTGCCAAGGCGGGCGCGGGCGTCGGGAATACCGCCAAAAAGAAAGCCAAGCGAGGCAAGGGAAAACAAAAGGGCGTCGGGATCAGCGGGGCCAATATTCACTGGATGGTGCTGGGGACCAAGTTTCGTCGCGTGAAAAGGACCAAGATGTATCGCGGCGGGAGGCTGGTGGAAGTGACAAACTGGCCCACCGGGTCAATGCCGTCGATCCTCGGAAGGGTAGTCAAACAAGGGTTTGCGGCGGGCCAATCGAAAGCATCCGCGCTGATCCGCGATGAGATCCGGGCCAAGTTGGCGAAGGTGAAGCCGAATGGCAATTGAAATTGGACTCCGCACTTTGCTACTCGCGCAGTCGACAATCACGACGCTGGCACCGTCGCAGATTGTCGGTGGTGTCACGTTCGACGCGATCTTTCTTGACAACCCGGCGGAGGGCGTCAAGCCCCCGTACATCATCATCACGCAGACCGGCCACGACCCGTACAAGCGACTCGACGGCACCGGAGGCACGCTGCGAAAGACTGAGTTGGACATCGATTGTTACGCAAGCAACCGGCCCGCATCGATCACGCTGGCTGGTGCCGTTGAGACGTTCCTACGCGACTACGTGGGGGCCGCCGGGGCATCAGACACGATCAACGCAGTCCTCTGGGAAAATGCACGGGATGACGTGATCTTGACCGGCGACGGGCGAGACCAACGGCATTACGTGCGAAGTCTTCAGTTCTCGATTCAGCACACTTAGGAGGTGTGAACAATGGCGATTGTGAAGTCTAAGGGCACGAAACTGCAGCACACAGTTTCCGCGAGTCTGGTGGACATCGCGCAGATCCTCAGCATCGAGCACAGCGGCAGCGGGTCGGAGACGTTCGAGAGTACGACCCTCGATGGAGGCGTCTACAAGACCTTCGCTCCAACGGGGTATTCAAACCCCGGGCAGGTGTCGATGGAATTGTTCTTTGATCCGGCTTTGGTTGGGCATCAGGCAATCACTGATTTGATTGCGTCTCCTGCAGCGAACGCAATGAAAATCATTTACGCCGACACTGGAGCAACCAACCAGAGTTTCACGTCGGCTGGTGTTGAGTTTGGCGCTACCGTCGCGATGGATGACGGCCTCAAGGCCAGCGTTACCTACACCGTGACTGGCGATCCGGGGTGGCCCACCTAATGAAAGCCCGTGTCATTGTTGAGGATCTGGAAGTCAGCCCGTCTGCCGTTCTTTCGGAAGAGCACAAAGCCCAGACAGTGACGCGGCTAGTGTGGCGGAATAGCGGAATGAATCCGGCGACATTCTGGAAAGTGGGAGCCATACTCGACTTTCCAGATTCGTACGAGCTTGTCCAACGGTTCTTGGCGGAGCCAGCGGACGAGGAATGCCGCCAACGCGCCGAAATGAGTGCGCAAGAATATGCCGAAGCACAGCAGGCAGCTAAGCGATTGAAAGCCGGGATCAGCCCGGAAGATTTCGCGCTGTACGATGCGGGCATCATCATTGGATACAACCCCGACGGCACCAACATCCCCGGCCCGAACTGGGATCAGATGCCGCAAGACCAAGACGATGAGGATGACGAGTGAGCCGAAAAGCATTGCTGAAGCGTGTCCCCAAGCGGGTGGAGATCAACGGCGAACCGGTGTTCGTGCGGAGCCTCACGCTACGCGAAAGTCTGCGGTTCGACGAGATGACAAAGACGGATGAGACCGGGAGCCTTCGGTATATCGTCCGGATTGCCGTTGTCGACGAGGAAGGCAACCCACTGTTTGCGGAAGGGGATGCCGAGATTGACGACATCCCGGTTGACGTTGT